TGGGACAAAGATACAGCTGGTCATACCTGTCATGACTTACCTATCTCTTCTTATTGTGCAAAAGGAACTTGCTTACGTAGAAAGTTTGGTATTGGAAGTCATAAAGAAAGCAGCTGGCCTCAGATATCAGGGTTAATTAAAATAGATTATAAACCTGACCCAGAATATTTTTTTAATGTAGAACTATCTGATAGTAAGGTAGTTCAAATACATGCTAAACACATAAAAAAGATAGCAGAAATGAAAGAGATGAGAGCGCTTATAGCAGATCAAACATCTATATTTCCTCCCATCATTAAGAATAATGAATATCAGCCTATCCTGGACGCTCTATGGGCCACTAAAGAGGATATTAAACCACCTGCAGGGACTAACCCAATTGAGATGTTAAAGAAATACTTAGAAGACTATGTTAATGGACCAGAGGCTACGACCTTTGCTTCTTTTAAAAGTGGAGCTGTACTAAAAGATGAAGAGTATTATTACTTTGACTACGATAAATTCTATGAAGAGATTAAAAGAAATGAGTGGACAAAAGACAGACCTAGAACTGCAACTTTAATAAAGAGTCATTTCAAAGCTGAGTTTGGATTTCAGAAAAGATTTCCTAAAGGAGAGAATGAAAAATCATTTCCACCGGTCAGGTGTATAAAAATGCCTGCAGATGATTTAATGAAAGAAGAAATACCAGAAGAAAAAATAACAATAGAAGACAAGGAGAACATAGTATGACGAAAAAATTACCAAGCGTATTTATATGTATGCCTACATACGATACCATGCAGGTATCAACATGTTTATCATTAATAAAATTAATGGATAAATTTACACAAGCAAAAATAAAATCTACAGTAAGTACATTTAAATGTCCTTATGTGGGTTATGGAAGAAATGTTTTAACCGCAATGTTTTTAGAATCAGATTTTGATTATCAATTATTTGTAGATTCTGATGTAGAGTTTGATCCAAAAGTTGTAGGACGAATGTTAGTAGCAGAGAAAGATATGATCTGCACGCCATATAGAAAAAAGACACCAGACAATTCAGTAAAATACTCTGTAGCATTTAAAGATCCTACTGACATTAAAATAGATAATAAAGGTTTAACAGAAATAACTGTAGGGCCTGCAGGGTTAACTTTAGTACATAGAAGAGTCTATGAAAAACTTATGAAAGATCACCCACATTTAAAAATAAAACAAAAAGAAATTATATCTGAAGAAGCTAATAAATACTTTTATAATTTTTGGGATACAGTGTTTGATCAAAAATCTGGTTATTGGTGGGGAGAAGATACACATTTTTCTAATCTTGCAACACAAGCAGGTTTTAAATTTTATGCTGTAGTTGATGGAGAAACAACTCATCATGGCAACTTTGGATTCACGGGAACTTTACTAGATACTTTTAAAAGAACCGATGAAAAAGCCAATTAAAATATACGGACCACCTGGTACAGGTAAAACTTTTAGATTAATTCGTAGAGTTAATGCTTATGTAAGAACAGGTACACCTTATCACAAGATAGGTTACTTTGCTTTTACAAAAAAAGCTGCAAAAGAAGCCAGAGAAAGAATAGGTGTAGATGAAAAACAAGTTCCATATTTTCAAACGCTTCATGCATTTTGTTTTCATTTATTAAACTTAAATGAAAGTGATATTATGCAACCACATCATTATGAAGCTTTAGGTAAAAAATTAAATATAAGAGTAAATTTTAATGATAAGTATAATGAAGAACAAACACACTTCTTAACCTGTAATAACCCTTACTTTCAAATGATACAAAGATCTATTAATAAAGATATACCTTTACGAGAAGAATTTAATCTTAATGAACATGATAGAAAAGATATAGATAGTTGGGATACGTTAAAGCATATTCATATAAACTTACAAGAATACAAAACAAAAATGCATTTACTAGACTTTAATGATCTTGTTAAGAAAGTTGTAAACTCAAAAAAATTCCCTAAGTTAAAAGCTATCTTTATAGATGAAGCACAAGACTTATCTCCATTACAATGGCAACTCTATGATAAGCTAAAAGAAAATTGTGATGATATATATTTAGCTGGTGATGACGACCAAGCCATATTCGCTTGGGCAGGTGCTGATGTTAATAGATTTATAAAAGAGCCTGCAAATGAACGAGTTTTAAGGTATTCGAGAAGAGTATCAAGAGCAGTTCAGGAACAGTCTCAAATAGCAGTGAGTAAGATAGCAGGCATCAGGAAACACAAAGAATACCTGCCACGGGCGCAAGAGGGCTTTGCGTCTCACATCAATAATTTAGGACAAATAGATCTTACAAAAGGTAAGTGGTTAATCTTGACAAGAACTAAAAGCAATTTGTTAGACATAATGAAAGAACTTAAAAGTAAAAATATTTATTATCAAAGTAACAAAGGTAAAAGTTTTAACGTAGGTATATATAACGGAGCGATGGCTTATACTAAATGGATAAGAGAAGGTAAGCTAGAAGAAAAAGAAATTAATGACGTCAGAGAATATATTCCCAGTGGGAATTGGAATCCTGAAAAAAATTGGTATGATATCTTTGTAGCTGATCAGAAAGAAATACTTTACATTCGAAATATAATTTCTGGGGGTGAAATACTTTCTGAAAATGCAAGGGTGTGGGTGTCTACAATTCATGCAGCTAAAGGTGGTGAAGAAGATAATGTAATACTTTCTTTACATCAAGGTTCCAAAGTACAGAAAAGTATTAGGCTAAGTGTTGACAAACAAGATGAAGAGCATAGAGTGTGGTATGTCGGCATTACAAGGGCAAGAAATAATTTATACAAACTGAAAGCTAAAAAGAAAATAAAGGAGTATCAACTATGAGTACATTTTTTCACAGACAAATTGAATTTGATGTATTAAGAAAAACACCGAAAGCTGTTTTGATAAAAGTAAATAAAGTTAAAAGTACAAAATATAATAGACTATATAAAAAATTTAAAAAATTTTTAGAACCCGTCGAAATGTGGATACCTAGATCATGGATTAAAAGAGATGTTTGGGTAGATACATCTTATGGAATAGGTAATATGGAAGTTCCTCATGAAAGATTCTGGGTATGGGAAGAAGGGTTTCTAAAAAACTTAAAACAATTATATTTAAAAAGAGAGAAAAACTATGACGCATAAAGATATGTTTGAAGAATCATTTCCACAAGATAAACAGATAGGTGGGAGTCATTACAAAGACTTTCACATTCAGCCTTACGAGTTTATTTCAAAGAATAATCTTTCCTTCTTTCAAGGCAACGTAATTAAATACGTTTGTAGATATAAAAACAAAGCAGGGATACAAGACCTTCAGAAAATAAAACATTACTGTGATTTAGAAATATTAAAATTAAAAGATGACAAATGAGTATAGCAAAAAATTGGAGTTTACATTATAGAAATTTATATGAACCTAGAATTAAAAGGTTAACTGAAAGATATAGAGAACTGTATGATGAAAATCAAATGATGAAAAAACGATTAGAAGAATACGAAGGTAATAAACGAATGGTTTTATATTATAATAAAAAGGAGCAAAATGAAAGTGCCTAAGTATCTAACACAAACCGAATGGGTTATGCCAACTGAGTATCCTGATTTAAGAGATTATGATGAGATAGCAATTGACTTAGAGACAAGAGATCCTGATTTAAAATCAAAAGGATCTGGTGCTGTGACAGGTAATGGTGAAGTAGTAGGTATTGCAGTTGCAACATACAATGACAAATGGTATTTTCCTATAGCTCATGGTGAAGCTCCCAACATGCCGAGAGAAAAAACTTTAGAATGGTTTAGAGATATTTGTGCATGTCCAGCTACAAAAATATTTCATAACGCAATGTACGACGTATGTTGGATACGTAATTTAGGTATAAAAATCAATGGTTTAATCGTAGATACGATGATTGCATGCTCTGTTTTAGATGAGAATAGATTTGCATACACGTTAAATGCTTTGTCTTGGTTTTATCTTAACGAAGGTAAGAATGAAAAAGCTTTGAACGAAGCAGCTAAGTCAAGAGGACTAGATCCAAAAGCAG